ATGGATGCAACGAAAGCAGCAATTTTATTGACAACAAAAACAGTTGCAAGGATACCGGCTACAATTAACAATTCTTCTTTAATGCTTATCAAAAAGCCAATTGTTGTTTTTAATTGCTGACCAAATACATAAGCACCATTTGTCGCATCGGTAATTCCAGCAGTAACGCTGTCTTGACCAGTTAATCCTGATGCTAAAGCCTGAACATTGGGAACAACTACTGCCAGCAAATAGTCAGCAAATTGTTTCATAATTGGAAGCAAAGCATTTCCAATTTGTTCTTTAGTTTCTGAAAAAGCAATTTCCAATTGACGCATCTTAAATTCTGCGTTGGTCGCTTCATTGTCAATGAAACCTTTATAAGTTCCTTTAAGCATCTGCATGATTTCCTCATGAGATTTGGTTTTAAAAGTAGTAGCATCTATACCCAAACCAAGTTTGCCAAGTGCAGTATTTTGACCATCAAAACTTTTGCCTAAAGCATTTGTGATTACTTCAAGTGGCTTACCGGTAGCGGTTGCAATTTCTTGAGATAATGACAATAATTCTTGAGCCTTAGCAACATCATTTGTTGATCGAATCAAGCGAGCAAACGCAGGTCTTAAAACATCATCGGTTGTAGCGGTTGCAATTGATTGCTTTGTAATATAAGTATCGATCGATTTGATCTGATCGTCGGTTGCCTTTGTATTGGCTCGAATTGTCTGTTCTAAAGATTTGCGAGCCTTCTCATCCTCTGACGCTGCTTTTACCGCTGATACCGCAAATGCTGTGGCTGCTGCCCCAACGGCTGCAAATGCCAATGCTGCTTTTTTGCCAAAGTCAGAAATTTGATCTGCTGATTTATTGACTACTTTATTGGCATCATCTAAACCTTTTTTTAGTCCATCAATGTCAGCCGCTAAGGCAAGGGTTAATGTTCTACTATTACTTGCCATCAGAGAATTCCTTCTTGATATCTAAAATGATTTCTTCAAATTCTTTGATAATTGTAGGCTGCAAATGTCTAATGGTTGGATAAATAAACCAACCTCTTGAACCCGGCCCTTTTGGCATCGGCCCTGACCATCTTGGGAATTGTGGATATTTACCTGAACCAAATTCTGATGCTGCTCCAATACCCTTGCGATTACCTTTAGGATCATTGCGAGTGTTGAATTGAGTTGTTGCACCGCCTGAAAATCTTTGTGAAGCAAATCCAAATGAGATTTCGCCAAGTAATGAAGATTTTTTAACTTTACCGCCTTGAGCAACGCGATCAGCAACCTTGCCTCTTGATTTCGCAACACTACGAATTTCGTTCAATTCTCTTTGTGCTAACTCGCCAACCCTGCGTTTAGTTTCATCAACAGCAATATCGCTCATGCTTTTAATTACTCTAGCAAATGAAGCAAGTTCTTTTTTGTCATAGACTATTAGAGGTTCGGTGCTAGTTGCCATTCCGTTTCTCCAATATCTCGATTGCTGTGTAAATGTCCTCTGCTTCGACCCATTCGCTCATTGGTATTTGCGTGGCTATTGCCAACTCAACCAATAATCTACTTAGGCTTCCTGCTGGGTGGCTTTTGGGTCTGCATCACCAACAATGACATCACTTATAGTTTCCATCCAAGAATCCATTGGTTTGATTGGCTTGCTTCCGGCAACCTCACGCTTATGAGCATGATAAGCCAAAAACATAAGATCCCAAACGCCCAATTTTTCGGATGCCTGACCAATAGTGTGTCCTGTCTGCTTTTCCCATTTTGCCCACTCAGGCGGTTGGGCTACATAAGTAACTTGCTCGCCTGAGTTGTATTCAATTGTAATTGGTAGTTTCATTTTGCTCCCGTTTTTTTATTATAGAGTTTCTGTTACTGCGCCCTTAGATACCTTGAAAGTAAATGTTGCAGTTTGTGCATCTGGTGCTGTTCCGCCAACTGGTGCTGGATACGCTGGTAAGCAATCAAATGCAAAAGTGTGTCCAGATGTTACTGTCATTGTAACTGTGAAAGTTGTATCTGGTGCACTATCTGCTGCACCCCATAGAGCCTCACATACTGAATTTGTCTTGCCCCAGTCTGCTAATAATTCCATTGTGAATTCTGCTTCAACATTGGTTGTCTTGTAAGCCTCGCCATCAAGTGTCTGATAAGTTTGGCGATCGATTGTTTTGGTTAAAGTCGCTGAAAGTGCTTGCGCATCGATGTCTGTTCCGAGTGAACCTGAAAAAGACAGCGAAACATCGCGACCGGTGATTACTTGGGTTGCCATGATTCTCCTTAGATTGTTCGTGTGTAGTAGGTGCTGACTCTGACATCTGCGATAAGCAGCGTGCTTGCTCCAACTTGTGTAACTGTAGGTCTATCAACCGAACTGACAATATATCCATTTGGAATTACTGCCAGAACACTTATAATCAATTGCTCGATATTGTCGAGTGATGCAGGATTGCTATTATAAGCAACTGCAACTGTGATGGTCATATTAATTTTAGCGCGAATGTTTGATTTGCTTATTGTGTCGAATTCCAAATAGGGTGAATCTGGAACGCATACCACAGCAGGAGGAATAACTGTTTCTGGCACAAATGAATAAACATTTCCTGCAACGCTAGATAAAGCAGTTGCTAAAGGTGTGCGAACTTGCTCAAGAATTGTTTGGTTAGGCATTTATTGACACATGCTTTCGGTGTCCATGTAAGAGCCTAATAATCCTACACAGGTGTTGAAAAGCGATCTGCCCATTTTGAAGGGCGTACTGGTGAAATCCACACCCTCTATTTGTCCTCCGCTTGAAAGTCTTGCTTGGAATACATTGACTGAAACTGTGTAGACGGCTGACTGAACAGCCGCGTTTCCAACATAAGTTGATCCGCCAGAAAGGGCAGCAACTCCGGATGGGATGACATTAGCCTCGAGTAAATCGGCATTAGTGATCGATTGCGAAAAGGTATATTGTCCAAGATTATCTGCCAACACAACTCTTGTTCCGTTGTAAGGTGTTCCGCATCCTGTGATGACGACTGATTGTCCTTCGGTAAATTCATGAATTCCTAGTGTAGTGAAAGTGGCGACATTATCTGTCAGCGACACTTTTTCAATTGGGCTTTTAAATGTAACTAGCATCGGCAAAATAACTGTTTCTGCTGTGTCAATAATTTGGTTCAAGTAAGTGTCATCATATAGAGCGGAACTTACACCCAATACGGAACGCAATTGACTTGCGGTGATAATTGTAGGCATAAGTTCCTCTCTAAACTCCCATTAATGGATGCCTGTGATCGGGAGCAACCACAGGCACTCAGTTAAATTACGCTACGAACAAAGAACGGAATGCTGTTGGGTAGCGATTAACTACACAAACATATCCGTAAAGTCCGATTTCAATACGACCATTTGCAACGATATTGGCGCGAAGTTCAATCGTGCCACTTTCGTGGAATCGCATTGCTTGTGCTGGATAAACTAGTGCAGCCTTATCGCCAGTAGTGTTTCCTGTGTAGTTAGGATCTACAACTAGATCAAGTCCAGCAACTGTGCCATTTGTACTGCCTTGCGTAATTAAACCGCCAGCATTTTGAGAAACTGCTGCTGCAAACAATGGACGGGCTGAACCATCAACCGCACCAAGCAAGTTAGCGAAATCAATGTTTGTGTATCCACCTGATGGTGAAACCATTAAGCGATTTGGTGTAAAGCGCATAACGCCATAAGAATCTGCAATTCCATCAGCAATAGCCTTGTAAATTGAAGTTCCAGATGATGCACCTGCTCCATCAGCAGCGATTGTTGCTGCATAAGCATCTGTCTTTTGTGCGTATGATGCTGCAAGTTCGCGAATCAAAAGATCTGCAAAAGATGGGTCTGAACGATCAAATAGTTCAACATTGACTACATTTGCGCCCGCAAACTTAACGATGTTGTCTTCTTGGAAAGTTACAACTGTATCAGTTGATGAAAACTCTGATCCTTCAGAAGTTAGAGCAACAGTTGCTTGAGTTCCTAATTTTGGCGTGAACACCTTCATGCCGGAAGCAGGAAGTGCAGCACGCTCAATGCTGTTAATGAATGGGCGTGAATCGTCAATTACTCCGATAACATCGCGTAGGTAATTTGGTGGAACCATACCTGTGTTTTCAGAAACAGTTGCAATTTGTAATGCTGCTACTAAATCGCGTGCATCTGTATCGCCTTGTAATGCGCGAACTTGTGCATTTAGATATTGTCCGGCTGTAACATTTGTATCAACGCGTGGCTTTGTGTATGCCATGTATTGTGCAGTTACAACTGGAGCCTGTGTCGCTTCTACCGCTTCGGTTGCGATAGGAGCCTCAGAAGTAATTTCTGACACTATGTTCTCCTTTGTTGTGGTTTCCTCAGCGGTTGCTTCGGAATTCTCTGTTGTTTCACTAGCAGCAACTTCAGCCACTCTTGCGCTGTCAATTGCTGGATCTGTTACGAGTGAAACTTCTTGAAGTGTGCTGGATTTAATTCTCAACACGCCTTCTTCATTTTTCCATTCGTTAATTTTTACACCTACGCTAAAGCCGTCGCGTAATCCCGTAGCGGCTTCTTCTAAAGCGTCATCCGCAGAAAAAGTTTTAGCCAAACGAAAGGTTGCCTCTAAACCCGTATCTGTTGCAGTTATATCAACAAGTTTTCCAAGCGGCTTTGTTCTTTCGTGCTCAAGCAATAATTTGACAGGTTTTGAAAAATCAATGCTGTCTTTTTCAAATACTGTTAATCCTGCACTTGTTGAACCTTGCTCATCCCATGTAACAATCTTTCCTGAGATAGTGCGTTTGTTTGTATCGGCAGCGGTTATTTCTATTGGGAAATTAATCTTCATCGGATTAAGTCCTCCTCCTCTTGGATTTGCTCAATGCTCATTGCACCGATGCGGTTTAGGATTTCATAAACTTGCGCACGCTCTAATGCAGATCCACGCAAGAAATCATCAATGTCAAATCGTGTTTCAATTCCGTTGGGGCAAAAATCCGCAGCAGATAAGCGTTGCTCAATTGCTGTCAAGATTGGTCGTAATGAAAAATCAATCAATGCTTTTCTTTCTGCAACTGTGTTTGTGTAAGTCATTGATGTAGTTTCAGCAGATATGAAACTGGCAGGAATTCCTGAAGCCCTTGCAATTTCTAAAGCGAGGTACTGACGGGCTTCATTCATTTGTAACGACTTAGGGTCGAAACCTAAAGTTTGTAATTCTACATCAGCATTTAAGAATGCAGTTGCTCTTGTTGATCTTGATATCTTCCAAGATTCTAAAAGTTTTGTAATTCGCTCAGGAGTTAAGTTTGTGCCGTTTGATTTAAGAACCATTTGTGGCATTGGCTCTCTTGCATACATTTCAGCGGCTTGCTCAAGTGCTGCGGCGGCTTTAATTGTGCGACCTGCTCGATTTAATATTCCTTCATCTAAACCATTAAATACAATTAAAGATCCAAGTCCAAATGGTGGCACACGCTTTCCATCAACTGTATAATATTCAATTTCTGTTGAATTACCATTTAATGATGCAAATACTCTGTTTGGTGCAATTCTTGTCCATGCTCTAATTCTTGAAGCATCGGTTGCTGCATAAGCATCCATAACCATTCCATAAGCAACGCCATAAAGTAAAAGATCTTCAGCGATCCAAGCATAAATTGCTGATCCTGCAACTCTTGGATCTGGTTGCATAATTACTCGATTTGGTCTTACATGTTCATTTGTAAAATGATTATATTGTTCAAGTGGTAAAGATCCAACTGTTGAACAAATTATTCCTCTTGCTCGAGCACCTGATGGAATTGCCATGAACTGTTCGCGAGATGCAGTTGTTGTTCCAAATAAAATTCCACCAACTAATTGCTGAGAGTTGTAAGGTGCTAATGCAGCAGCAACATCAACTTGTGTATTTTGTTGATTTGATTTAGCAATGAATCGGTCAAATAATCCCATTAGCACATAATATACCATAAATACAAATTATCCGACTTGAATATCAATTTCCGTTTCTACTTGTGTCGCAAAATATGTTGCAAGTGCCGAAGCGACCGCTGCACAAACAGCCACTCGACTTGCACGCCTTCCGATGATCCATGACCCATCCCCATAGGGCAGTTTCGCAGCGGAAAGTGTTTGTTGGGTCAGTTCGTCTTGACCTCCATGCTGTAATCGATGG